CCTCTGGGGCGATCTCTTTAATAAACAGCTTGCCGTCTTCTACGCTAAACTGGGTATTCTCTGTGACATCTACCGCGAGACGCTCGAGGGCGATGAATGAGAGAAAGTCAAGCATCGCAGCATTGGCACGGGCGTTGATGTTTGAGATGGCGCGTAGTTCGATCTCTTTGAGGCTGAATTGCTTTGTTTCTGGTTCGGTTGATTTTGGCTGTTGGTTCTTTGACATTAGATTGTCTCCTTAAAGCTAATAATTCTCCACCATGGGATAAGTGCGTACGTCTTGCCGTCTTCTGTGAATGTTTGACCACCCTCAGCGAACTCTTCCCAGCGCACAATCGTACCGGGGGCTAGTGTTTCAGTGATGTATGCGGCATATTCTTTTGATATTTCGCCGTATGATGAGGCCGTGATGTGGTATAGCGAAACACTTATGTACACGACTTTCCCATACTTGAGTGATTCTGTGTCGTCGGTGCGAGATACACCGTCGTCGTCCCGGAGGACTTCGATGAGCACGTTGTTGTTAAAGGGTTTGTTCATATTGCTTTAAGCTGTATAGCTGTCTCCTTATTATGTTGTTTTCATTCTATCATAGGGGTTATGTCTATACTATACCCAGACACGGAAGTGCTGTTTACAGGGGTGATATGAGCATCGCGCCTCGAGCACACGGTCATTCTTCCTCAGCATGTCGATTGCCACGCCGCCGTCTGAGATAGCCACGTATTTATCTGAGATCGCCATAAACGGATGACCACACTCGATACAGTACTGATCGCGATAGAGTTTTCTGTCCACTGATCGGTAGGTGAGGAGGATTGGCATGGTATTGTAGGGCGTTCGGATGAGAGTATTACTGTTCATAGTCGAAATCCTCGGCATAGAGCGTGCCCGGGTCTTTGTACATGTTATTGATGTCTGTTGTTTCTACCACGGCTCCTCCTTGTTCGGCCTCTGGCTTTTCGGTTTGATATAGTTGCCACACACCCGCAAGAGCCATCACGAGATCGTCGTGGGCGTTCTCCTCGGCTTGGGGTTTACCTGTTGAGCTAATAATGAAGCTGAACATCTCGTCAACGGTCATACGGTGGTAGAGGTGGAGCTGTCCACTCTCGACGGCTTCTTTAAGGTCAGCGAGCATCTTCGGTCGCGTGGCAGTGTTCGTACTCCAGCCGAGCTTACCAGTGTCTACGAATTGCCCCATCGGGCTAAGTGACTTCATGGTGTAGAGACGATATTCACCCATCCTATTTAACCTACCAAGGCGTTCAAACTCGAACCCACCACCGTTGTTATTCTCATAAGCGATGATCGGGCGTATGCCTGTCTGCTGGTATATCTCGATAAGCTTCTGGTGGAGGAGCGGAGTCATAAATGTTGCCGTTACTTTAGAGTGGTAGACCAGGGGCACATCGAGCCACTTCTGCGATAGGAACTGCACGGCGCAGTTGTCCCCACCGCCTGCCGCGGTATCGGCAAACGCCAATATAAATTCTCCCTGCTGGAATGGGCGGAACTGATTAAATCCTTGCATGACTCTCTTCCCATAGTTTCACGCCCTCGAGTAGATGGATCAGGGCGAAGTTATCGAAGTAGCCCATACCACTCGTTAAGAACGCCTCCTCTGGGTTCATCGGGTATTCCTGCATACCGAGGCGCCCGAGCTTGCCTAGCTTGTCCTTGACGTATTCGAGGGAGTATTCCCATAGTGGAGAGTAGAACAATGCCGCAAAGCCCGTGATGCCAAGTATCGACTCATCCCAATATCGCTTATAGGTATTAAACCCTGCGGCCGTGGTTTCAAGTATCTTATGGGCGCCGGGGAGACACGCCTCACCCGCACCAGCCATCAGTTCGTACACGTCGGCTAGGGAAACCTCAGTAAGGTGGAGGAATGTAATGTCATCCCCACGACCGAATGAGGTATTACGAGCCGACCCCACCTGAAGAATATTCGCGAAGTTCTCCCCATTCTCATCGACACCCTCCCAAACCATCTGATTCTTCGAGTTATATTTGAGGGGTACTTTGAGGTTATTGATTGCCTCGTAGCTCTTGATGTAGTATTTCGCGCGGCTGAGTTGCTTCTCTGAGGCGTTCTGGTCAAATGACATAGATACGCACTTCTCATTCTTCCCAGTGAGGAACTTCGTCACCGCGATTCCGAGGGCGCCTGAACTAAATCCCATCTTACGGGCTTTAAGCACGAGGATGTCATAATAGAGCTCCATGTAGTCATTGAGACTCTGCTGGGCTGGATTGGCGTCAAATGGGACGGGTTGCTTATCCTTGTCGATAATCTTGAGGTTCTCACGCATGAATCGCTCATAGTTCTGCGCCTTAAAGCCTGTGTGTTTAGGCTCGGGTTGATTCATAAGGGGGATCGGTTTACCAACTAAAGTGCGCATATACCATCCATGATGTTAGTATTTACGTCGAATTTATAAAATGCCGTGATTTTTAGCACTTTCCCGTCAATGAATGAGCATGTATATATCACAGAACTCATAAATCGTAATCTGCTTTCTGCTGTTGTGACGCCTGGACGAAGTTAATCGTAACGTCACCTGCTGGTCTACTTATCCCCATTAAATTAAGCGCCATTCCTGACGCCTTCAGCCTGATCGCATGATCTGGTGTCACCTCGGCCATCGCCTGCTCTCCGTTACCGACAATACTCACCTTTTCAGCGGTGAGTCCATCGGCTATCGGCTTGAGTGCGGCATCGACATTTATCCCGTGTCTCTCGAGAGCTTTAGCGAGTAATTCTTGGACACTAGGCTTTTTTAGAGTTTGGGATACTGTGACCTGAACCGTCTCGAGGCTCCCGGTATAACCAGCATCTACCCCTGCTTGACGTTTAGTCTTACCCCTTGCGATACCATCGACTAGCTTGATTTCTTTTACTGTTGGTTTAAGCTGTCGAGCTGTCATTATGACCTCAGTATATTAAAGGTGTTTATGTTTAGCAATAGAGGAGTTACTTTTTCTCCTCTATAGTTTCAGTTGTTTTCTTCCCTAACATCTTTTGTATTCTCTCTCTTGCTATACGAGCGATCTCTTGGTGATCGGGGGAAAGTTCGTGGGTCACTCTTCTTCCTTTCTATATAGGGGTAGTATTCTAACAACTGATGCCTTTGGTATACTCATGACCGAATCAACCTGTGTCTCTGGCTCGCATATAAGCAATGCGTCGGTCTTTGATGATTGGCAAACTGATATTTGGCGTGCCGTTTCTCCAAGAAAATATCCGATTGTACGATGGTCTAAAGAGCAGTCTTCGTCAACATTGGCTTCGTTGAGCGCAATCCATCCGTGCGTGCGATAAGAGTCTACCCATAGGATTTCCACAGTATCCCATTTTTTTAATTTACTCACCGCTTAACTCCCTCGCTATATCTTCGGGGTCTACTAAATAGGGAACACCCGCCTGAATTATAAAATGTTGATCGGGATCATCCTCAAGAGCCCTGACTACCTTATCGTGGTATTCTGGCAAATGGGGAGGAAGCACGTCGCATTTGTGGTAATCTTCTAGCATTTTTCCTCTTTCTTATTATCTTTAGTAGCCTCAAGTTTGCCAATCCAGTCGATGGTCTTGTCGGCTTCAATATTAAATAGGTCTGTGAAGCATTCTCCATCTGGTGTCAGCGCCATGCCTATGTACGGCAGTTGTGCGAAGTTAGCGAGGGCTTGGAAAAACCTCTCATCGGTATCCTGCTGTAGATACCTAATAAATGCCGCCTTGATATTTTTATCTCTCATCTATTTCTCCCTCGTCCATTTCATAACGAAAGATAGCCTCGTCATCGAACACTCTGAATATCTTATCCCGCAGTTCCTTTTCATCTTGTGGTGTAGGTGATGGGGTCATAAGATATATCCTTTCTGTTTCACGCTCTTCGACTCAAGTACGACTGCTTCCTTGTTGTTGGCATAGGCATGAAACCATTTACCGTCCTCATCGCTATACCACTCTATAAGTGAATTGCCCGACTTCTTGTATATGGTCTCGACACACCCCACCTCTATGGGCGAGCCTTCGATACTAAAAGCTACGACCGCACCAATAGTTAAGTTACTCATTTCTTCTTTCCTCCATCTAAAATAGCCAGTTGGCTTATTAGTAATCTTTCCTCCGCGTCGTGACAGCCACATGAGTACTGGTAATCGTGGCACACGGGGCATATCTCATGCTTCTTATAGTCACGCACCTCGCCTATCACATCGCTCTTAATGAGGGAGATGATGGCTTGTTTGGCTTTCTCGTTATCGTATTCTCGGTGTGTATCGAATGGGGTATCGCCCTCATGCTCACTGCTATCATCGTGGATATGCCATTCCTCACACTCTATGTAATCCTCAAAGGTCCTGAGTATCTGGTCAATTTTGCTATTAAAGTCATCGTTCATTTCAGTCTTCCCCCGTCTGCACCGTGATCTCTTCTTCTACAGTGCGCTTAAATATCTCATCAGGTATATCGTCGGTCATTTCGATATTCCTCCCATCATCCAAGTTATAATTTGTATCAATATGATTACGATTGCAGTGATTGAGTAGGTGAGGTCTCGGCGGGTCATTTCTGCTCCTCTTTCTTCACAACACCATCTAGCGTATCTGCTAGCAACTTAGAGAGTTGCGTTGTGCTGACGGCCAGTCCATCGTCTTCAACCCACAAGGTGTATTGAGTCTGCTTCTTATCTGGGTGTGGCTGACTCTGTAAAATATATACGGGGTCACTATCGTCATAAAATACTAGACTGCCAAATTGTTTACTCATAATTCCCAGCTCCATATTAGTGCGTACATACTCACGCCTTCTTCTCCAAAAGTTCTAGCATGTACATCACATCCTTACGATCGAGACCGTATTCAAAGGCGATGTAGGTTGCTACTTGGTTAATGTTACTTTTCACGATTCTATCCCCACCACTCATCGCTGTTATGCTCATCCAACTCTTTAAGTCTCTCTAGTGGGGTAGTGGGGGCATTTATAACCCACCTATCGTGTCCCTCATGAGCATCATCCTCGTCATCATACGTTTCTACGATGTACCAATTACTGCCATGCTTAATACCAGTCTCCCATCTGTTTGTATCGAAGGTTTGGACGGTATCAATCGTTAAGTCTCCAACTACTGTCGTGATCGCTTTATCCCGTGGCTGCGTGATACCCAGACCCATGCCGACGAGAAAATTTGTCATTCCACTCATATCTTTCCCTCTACTTGGTTAATGGTTGATTTCATTTAATCTCTCCGTTCTTGACTTGCTTTACCCATCTTCGGTAGTCTCGCTCTTGGATATATGCCGGTACAAAGATGAATACTGTGAGTAGTACGGCTCCTGCGATAATGAATGGTAGTGCTTGACGCATTATTTTACTACCTTTCCTCTCCGAGATTTACGACCACCGATCGCACCAGCTCTACTAGCAAGGTCGGGGTTATTCTTGAAGTTCGATGAGCTTACTGAACCCCCGAGTTTTCCGCCCTTTGAGGCGTTTTCACGCATCCAGGCTCGCCACTTCTCTTCGGTACCGAATCTGTTAAGCATTGTTTCTCTCATCTTAGCGCCGCCGGTTTTGTTGCCAGACATGTTATTTCTCCTTTCCAATTTCTGGTCGTAGCCATTCTTTCGGTTTAATAATGTTATTCGGCAATTCATGAGTAGTGAACTTGCTTGCGATGTGTTCGTCATACGTTGCACTAACGACTGAACCCACTTTGTATATGAAACTAGGATCATATTGTGATCTACCAGATCCAACACTCTTGCCGTCTTTATCTTCAATCTTTATCACCTTAACTGAACTGGTGCGACACTTTGCATTGCTTTGTGACTGGAAGATCGCGCCCTTCGGTAACTCTAGTGTTGCGATGTAACCATCAAAGAGTTTTTTGTAGACGGTTGTTTTCTTCTTAGTCTTGAATACCTGGTCGCGTGTAATAACTTTTGCAAAATCAGATTTTAGCTCAAACTTGACGCCAGGAAATATGATTGCTATGGCGAAACCAAGTAGTGAGACTGTGGCACTATCCGAGGCTTCCACTGTGGCACTACCCGAGGCTCGCACTGTGGCACTACCCGAGGCTCGCACTGTGGCACTACCCCAGGCTTCCACTGTGGCACTATCCCAGGCTTCCACTGTGGCACTATCCCAGGCTTCCACTGTGGCACTACCCGAGGCTCGCACGTATCTGCCCTCGTATAAGTTTGAATCAAGCGGCTTATTGATAGTCAGGTTTCCGCTGACATTTAGAATACCGCCCAGTTTTAGGGATGCATTGATTGATACTTCCTCGCCCGCCTTGATGCCCTTCAGGACTAGATTGTCTAGTTGTTTCTGAGTTGTGATATTTTGCATGATTGTTAGTCCTTATCCCACGGAACAGCCGTGTGTTTTCGGTTATTCGCATTGTCTTTCTGTGTGCATATCCGCAGGTTCCTCTTCCTATTATCTAGTCTGTCACCATTCAGATGATCGACGACTAGTCCCATCGGCGCATCAACAACGAGCCGATGGAGTCTTTGCGTAATTCTTCGTCCATCGCCAAGTGTTTCAGAGCGCCTCATGGCGTACCCCGTATCGCTGAGGAACCATTTCAGTCTCCCGTATTTATAATAGGTTTCCTCGTCGACGACGGTAGATTTACCATCCCCACGCCTACCCGATAGATCTATATGGTATGTAAAGGCGGGATGAGTTTTACTGCCGGACACTATTTTGTCTCCTTGAGATTTTTAAGAGCTTTTGTCAATTCGTCAGTAACCTCGTATTCCGTACCACCGATATTGATGGTATCTGTCGCCTTAGTCGGTGGGTCGATGTCCTCAAT